TATAAGCTCTTGCAACATGATATATCTTTTGTGGAAATAATAGTGGTTTGACTTCATTATCTCTATACTTTGCAACCACACGATATGGAACTTGTGTTACATCAAATACAACATATGCAGAGTAATCATTTTTAGTTCCCCTTGATACGTCTGCAACCATGAAGTATGTGTGACCTTTTTGTGGTTGTTCATAAACATCAAGTCCAGCATTTGATTGTAGTGGTGTCTTGTATGCAAGTGTTCTGAGTTTGTGTGGTGATATTAGTGTATCTATAGATCCAAGAAACTCACACTCAAATTCTGTTTGAAACTGTTGTTCACTTGTGTTTGCGATAGTTTCTTTTCTCCACTTCTCATCACGACCTGGCACCTCTGTCCAATGCACCTCTATCGGTATATAAGAATTTCTTCGTTCCTCTGCATCTGTCCATAGTTTATAAAACATATTCATACCATGTGGTGTAGAAACTATCATAACCTTCGTAGACTTACCAGAAGATATTGTAGGATACACAGAACTAAAGAACTGTTCTGCAACATTTGATGGAACATATGCAAACTCATCTAGGAATATAATATTATATGAACCACCACGAACCGCACTCGCAGATGTTGATGATGCAAGTATCTTAGAACCGTTCTCTAGTTCTAGACTACCTTTGTTCCATGACATGACCCCTTGTTGTAACCATTGAGGAAGATGCTCATACGCAAGTTGTAACCGTCCTAAGAGGTCTCTGGCGGTCGCAGCTTTGTTTGCGAGTATCGCAACATTCACACTAGGATTGAATAAAACATAGTGCAACAGGTATGCGATGATTGTGGTTGATTTACCAGACTGTCTTGGAAGTTTGCAGATTGTAAAACGATTGGAATGAAATGTACCAACCATTTCTTTTTGAAAATCATATAACTTGAAAGGAACCAAACCCTCATCCAAAGAAACAATCTTAATATAATTTTCTATGAAGTACAATGGATTGTCCATGCACTTGGTATATTCTGTGACTTGTTTCTCTGTCCATTCGACAGATACGTTAGCTCTCTTTAGGTTAGGATTACCTAGATAATTATTTCCACTCTGGAGCATTTTTTAAACTCCCTATTTTCTATCCTTCAATACTTTTTGCAACTCTGCGGTTGAACCAACAAACAATGCGTTGGTTACACTTTTAGGTGCGGTGTTGGGAACTTCCTTGAGTCGTTTCATTTTCTCTTGCAAGTCTCCAAGTTTCTCTGTGACCTCTGCAACCTGTTTGATAAGATTACCAGCTACCTCATAGGTTCTGGGGTGGTCTGATTCTCTTGCAATCTCCAGAATACCCTCGATTGCATCTGACCCCCTTTCAATCAAATTGTAAAAGTTCTCTCGTTGATACTTATAGTCTGCGTCAAGATCCTCTAGATTGTCTGCTGGTCTTGGGACAACTGTCTTACTACTTGCAATCGATAACTCTTTCTCAACAGGGTCGATGACGCCAAGAGCTTCATCGATAATATTCGTGACCTCTTTCATTACGTCCCAACGCCACTCGTACTATTGTCTGCATCATCATTTCCTGTTTTCGGATTGAAGTCTTTTGCATCCTCAAAGAAAGATGTGGTTTCGTTAAATCCAGAATCATCATCTGCATCAGAGGTTGCTGGTGATGGTGTAACTGTGTATCTTTGCTCTCTCTTTGGAGCTGCGTCTGGTAAATCTGTAAACTGATCCACTTGAACTGTTTTGATAATGTTCTGTGATGTGATAGGCCCATAGAGATAGAACTTAGTTGTAAAAGACAATGTATAGATGATTGCTCGTCTTTCTGTGAACTCACCCTGATAGTTGTCCTCATATGCGACACTATTTAAAACTATCGGCACATCTCTCTTGATACCCATCTCTGTCATATCTTTTATTGTCAGTGTGTAGTCTGGTTGAAAGAACGGTAGTATCTGTTCAACGATTTGTAGTGCGTCATCAGATTGTTTTGCCATGACGTACAACTCAACGTCCAAGTTATAAGGAACAGGCATATACTGCGAGTCTAGTTTACCACTATTGTCTGCACTTGATTTGACCTTTCTAAATCTTTGCACACGATTTAATTTTCGAGTCGTGTCGTAAGATAGGTTTTGTATTTCAAATCCTAATCTTGGTAATGTGATTGCGACTTTACTATCCAGACTTGGATCTTGGTCTAATCTTCTCAACCACTTTTGTTTTGGCCCATACGCAAGGGGAACTTTCATTGTTTGTATGATAGTCCCACTGTTATTCTTGCGAACCAGATGTATATTATTAAACAGTGTACCAAACGCCACTATGACGTTTCGCATTGTTTCGTGATAAAATTGTTGTCCTAACATTATGTGCCTCCAGCATCACCAAAAGGATTACTCTCTGAAAAATCCAGAACGTCATCATCAAGAGAGTCAAACAGTTCATTCTGAGCTGTCTTATCCTGTGAACCTCTAGTTGTGTAATCACCAACGATTACATCTTCTTGTATCAAGTAAGATGCGGTTTCTCCGTCAGCTCCAGTTCCTTCAAGTAGAATGTTCTCACCGACTGAGGTTGAGTCGTTTTCAAACAGTACATTGTCTCCAGTGTCCGTACTTGATCCATCTGTTCCGTCCAAGAGTAATAACCCTTCTTCGTGTGCGCTATGGAATATTCTGATATTCTCATTGACAGCAGAGGACTGTTCCAAAGTAAACTGTGAGTCAAGAGGATTCTTACTGAGATCATCTTCAGTCTCATCAATCTCTGTAATACCAGTATCGATAACTTCTTGACTATCTTCAAACTGTCTACATCTTAGTTTGTAAACAGGGTTGTTGTCTAGCTGATGAAATGGGTCATCATGATCAACAAAACTTATCTCAAACATTTTTGAGAATGTCGGATGAAAAACTAAATCACCCTCTTGTGGTCTATCTGCATCTGTGGTTGCGGTATCACTCAAAAGATAAAACTCTGTTCCACTTTCCTCTGATAAAATAAAAGAGTCTTTGTCATTCTCCTGTATTATTTTATCTCCAGAGTTTGAACTTGAACTGTCTGTTCCATTCAACTGCACAAAACTTTTTGTCGGTGTATCTAACACCGCAGATAAAGATGATCTTGGTATCGAACCAGCTTCAAGTAAAATCGAACCGCCAGTTGAAACGGTTCCGTCCTCAAGAGTGATCTGACTATCCATCTCTTGAAATCTTTGCTTGGATACCACAAAGGTTATTTCGTTTCTATTCTCTAATCCAAACTGTGTGATGATTTCTTTTTCACCCTGATAACCACCCTCTGCGTCCTCGACATACATTTCTATCGGGTGTCGTGTTGTGTATTTAGAAAGTGAGTCCTCACCCAGAATACTATCGAGTGCAACTGTGGTTCTGTCCACATAATAAACATCATGACCGTAAATCTGTATAGCCTCTTTGACAAGATCACGATACAGATTTTGTTCTGTAGTCAGTGCGGCTACGTTGTTGGTATGGAACGCTCTGTTGACTGCCATGTTATCCTACCATGTAATCTACTGGTGTTTCAAAAGCAAGTTGTATCTGTTCCTCTAGTCTTTGTATCTCGTCTATCGCTTGTGAATATATGTCTGCACCATTCATTGTAACACCACCCAACATTTGCACACCATTAAATTTAGAAAGATTAGAACCCCACTGTTTTTTGATTAGTGCGGTTGCATATCTTTTGAGATACATATCGTTGTATATGTCTGTATATGAATCTGGGTCTAACTTACGATAACACTCTATAATGATAAAGTCATCAACACTCACATCGTTTGACCAATCCATATCTAAATACAATCTGTTTTGATGCTGATTAAAACGAAGTGGAACCTCACCTGTCAGAATGTGTGATAGGTAATCCAGATGTCTTTGTGTCATTTCATAATGTATGATTGATGTTGATGAAAAATCATACAAGTCGTTTAGCCTTATCTGATATCGTAAATCAAATAAATTATTGGTTGATGAATCGTCAAAGGGAAAAACTTGAACAACAGAAACCACCGCATCTGGTATCGGTATAAAACCTTTACCCTCTTGAAAAGTTGCGGTTATTGAACTATCTCTTTTATCCTGTGCGGTGCTTGATTCGTTTTCTAATGCTCTGTCAAGTTCTGCTTGAGTGAACTTGTGTTTGAGATACATTTTCTCCACACCGTCATAGTGATACTCTGAGAAATATTGTAATGCTTCGTCTACTCGATCATCCACTTGGTCATCGGATACGTTGATATCGATAACACCGAAACCCAAGTTTCTAAGACAATAATCCTTTAATGTTTGTTTTGACGTTGGTGTTGCCATGTGTAATACCTTTTTTTACTATTTAGGTAAAAAAATAATTATGGGATTGTGATATCTACAATGTTAAGTAATCGAATTTATATCTGCATCACCTATAGGAGATCTCGATACCAATTGACCACTAAACCAAAAATTATATGGTGCTTCAAAAATGTTTACACTCTGACCATCCTCAGAATCCGTATAAGCCATCACGTTAACAAAATCGGTCTCCCCATTCAAATACATTATAATTTTACTGTCTATCGAGGATGCGTATAAATCATCGTTTGTCAGACCATTTACATTATGTCGAGAGTATGGGCATCTTAGTATCTCATCTCCAAGATTTCCAGAGCCGCCACCTGTTGCGTTTCTTCTCCAAAAAATTCCCATTTGTTGAGTATCTGCTAGTGGACTAGCGTAGAGGTGCCATTGGCATTGTAATTGATAGTATCCAGCTATGGATGGTTTGAAAGAATTAGTAGATACATCAAAACCCCCACCAATGTTATAATCCACCTGAGTAAAGGTTAGTTCGACATAAGTTGCATGAGCGAGAACCACACCAGTAACATCAACAGGACGGGTAACTCTGAACATTACATGATTTTCATTTTTTGGTGGGGTGGTAAAAATAAAAACATTATTATCTAAATAAGT